GTTGCCCAGGGCGTCAGCCACGCTGTACACGCTGCCGGCGGCCGTCGCGACGGTGTAATTCATGTCCGGGTCGAGCGGCGCTGGCAACGCACCTCCAGAGTTGTAGAACTTGACCAGGTCGCCGACCTTCCAGGTGACCGGGCCAAGAACTTGAAACTGATTTGCAGAGAGCGCGCCACCGGTGACGATAGGCGAAGCGTAGCCTGCAGTGTAGGTAACCTTGACCGAGCCGACCTGCGGCAGCGGAATCGGCCAGATCTTCCCGAAGCACGGCGTGATGATCGCCGGCACCATGCTCGTGTTGACCACGTAGTCTGCCGGGCTCATGGTTTGCCAGACGCCGGACATGTCGAGGTATTCGATCTTCTCGACGGCAGCCAGAGGTGCATGCGGAAGCCGGATCGCGTACGGCGGAATGCTCACGCTCGCACCGATCGGCACGAACGAAGCGCAACCCGGCGCCGGGAAGGAGTCGAGCGTCAACAACCACTTAGCATGCAAAAGCTGCTGACGGGTTTTTGACTCGGCGGCCTGGCGTGCGGCGCTGATCAGTGCACGGAGCTTGGCATCATCATCGGTGAAATCGATCCGGCGATCTAGGCGCGCCTCGTTGACGTGGATTGGCTCGCCTGAAGGCGGCGTTAAGCAGGCGACTGGCATGTCGAATCCGTGAAAATGCACCCCGACGACGCGGGGTGCGGTTCAGCCCAGGCGGGCTTAGACGATCTGCTTGACAGCGGCCTGGTTAAAGACCGATGCCGGCGCAAAGCGAGCGCCCGAACCGATCAGGGCGGCCGACAGCTGCGACGTTGCGGTGCCGACAGTGACGGACAGGGCAACGTACGTGTAGCCGTTGTTCATGTCCAGGTCTTCGGCGCGCGCCTCGATCAGCGCCTGGACGTTGTCGCCCGAAGCCTTCACGATCTGCGCGATCGACTTGCCGGTGATGTCCTTGGCGCCCGTACCGCTCGAATCGGTCGCTTGACGCAGCTTCGCGTCGACCGTAGCCGAGGCGCCCAGCGTACCGGTCTGCAACAGCGCGGAGATTTGTGCCACATTCGACAGCGGCACCCAGTTGGTGACGACGGTACCGGCAGCGACCGCAGCCGGGTCGAGCGTCGCCAGGATGGCGATCCGCTCCGAGAGTTTGACGTTCGGATTCATGCGATTCCTTTTAGATTAGATTTCGAATTTGCGGCGCGAGGCCGCCCTGTCAGGTCAGCCTGCGCGATTAGCGTGCGCCGAGCGACACGAAGTAGCTGCGTGTGTTCGAGCTCTTGCCGGACGGCGGCGTGATCGGGGCCTGCATGATCGGCTGGCCGTCCATGCGGAAGATGAAGCGGAACGCAGTGGCATTGGCGTCGAAATACAGGTGCATCGACGTGTCGGTCTGGATGCCGCCGGCCTTCGTGATGGTGCGGTAGCCTGACAGCGCGACCAGCGACAGGTCGCCTGCCGAACCCAGGGCCGAGGCGTGCTCGGACAGGATCACCGGGCGGCCGTTCAGGGTGCCGTCGTAGGCGTCGCGGATGCCGGTGGTAGGCGGCAGGAAGATGGGGATGTTACCGACGGTCAGGCCTTCCAGCTGCGGCAGGATATCCGGGTTACCGATCCACACGGCGTTTTTCAGTTCGCCGGTCTTCAGGCGGGAACGCATCTTCGAGATGTTCGGCTGCACGATCGTGCCGGCGGCCTGGCCGGTTTCCTTGGCAACAGTAACCAGAGAGTTGCTGCTCAGGCAGCCCGCCGGCAGCGCGCCGCCCGGGCCGAACAGGATCGCTTCGTTGGCTTTCCACTGGATATGGTCACTGGCCAGCGGGGTCAGGTAACTGCCCAGGGCCGGAGCATCTTCCAGCAGTTCATTGGTCACCGGGACCAGAACCATCAGCTCTTTCAGGCGGAGCATGTCGGTGCCCAGAACGGCCTTGCTGGCAGTGCCTGCGCCGGCCTCGCCGCGCCAGTAAGCCTGCACGCCGGAGCCCCCCCACGGCGTCGTCTCGTCTTTCGGGAACACCATAGAGTTGCCGGTCACCTCGGTGTTGGCAGTCAGCGGCAGCAGCGAGCCTTCGCCCAGCGACATGCGCCAGATCTCTTTCGAGAATTCGGGCGGGATCAGGAAGCCGCCATCGGCGCCTGCGCCTTCGTTGTTGTACGTGCCGGCACCCGGGGCAGCAGCGTTCGGCAGCAGGCGGCGGTCGACGGGGATGCCATTGCTCTGTGCGTAGGCGGCCCCGCGAACTGCCTTGAAGTATTCGCCGGCCGACTTGAAGCCGCCCTTCGGGTCCTTCGCGACGTTGTCATCGACGGTGATGACTGCGCCGTCCGGCACGACAACGCCTTTGTCTGCAGCTTCCAGTTGCTCGGCGCGCTCGATGCGCGCTTGCAGGTCGGCGACTTCCGACATGTGGGCGTCGTACTGCTGCTGCTCCTCGGCAGTAAAGTTGCGGTCCTCTTCAGTGGCCTTGGCGTTCAGGGCCTTTGCGGCGGCCACAGCTGCGGCCTTGCGTTGCTGCAGAATACGTTTATTCATTGGTTTCTTTCGATTGGGCGTAAAAAAAGCCGCGCGAGGCGGCTGGTTCGATGTGCACAGATGCCCGTCGGGGCAGCGCTTGCCGATCAATGGACCGGCCGGCGGTGGGCGTGTGCGGCCCGAAATGGTTCAGAGTTCAGCGAGTTGCAGTGCCCGGGCGCGGGCGGCGGCGAGGAGACTCACATTCCGAGTTACTTCCTCGGCAGGCGCCGGCGCAGACGGCTCCTCGACTGCCTGGATAGCAGGCGCATCCACCGCCGCTCGCGCGTTACCGCTCTTGATGTCCGCCTTGAGACGGCTGACCGCACCGTCGTACGTGTCGATCGCGTCGATCATCCCTGCGGCAAGCGCGTCGGCCGGCAGGAGGCAACGCCCCTCGCCCATCCCGTCACGGACCTGCGCGATCGGAGCGCCGCGCCCCTTGGATACCGCCTGGGTGAAAGCTGCGTAGTAGCTGTCGATCTGCGACTGCGTGAACGCGCGGCCCTCCTCGGTAAGTGGGCCGTACTGGTTGCCCTCCACCTTGAATTTGCCGGCGCTGATGAATTCCTGGCTCACGCCGGCCATCTCCAGGGCCTTGCTTAGGTCGACGTGCTGGGTGTAGACGCCGATGGAGCCAGTCATCGACCCTTTGACCGCAATGATTTGGGAGCAGGCCGACGCCAGCCAGTAGGCGGCCGAGGCACAGAGGGAGTTCACCAGGCCGTAGACGGGCTTGACTCCGCGCGCCGACATGATCACGTCATACAGGTCTGCGACGCCGAACACCGACCCGCCAGGTGAGTCGATGTCGATCAGGATGCCGCTGACCGAGTCATCTGCCATCGCATCGCGAAACGCTTGGGTGAATTTCTGGGTGCTCGTTCCGCCGTCGCAGATCTCATCGATCAGCGATGCGCGCTGGCTGACCACACCGTACAGAGGAAGCACTGCGATGCCGCCGCCGGCGCTGGAGTTTGCTCTGCGGGCGGCCCGCGCAGCCTGGGCAGCCTGGACGTCGGCCAGCACCTCCGGCGACGCCTCTTTGCCGAGCGCCCAGTTCTGCAGCACGGCCGACATGCGCGCCAGGTATCCAGGCTCGAGCGCCCAGTACTGGTCGGCCACAGCCGATAGGATGCGGATTTTGTTCATACGGTTCCTTCGAGTGCCAGTTTTGTGAGGCGCGCCAGGGCGGCGTTGTAAATGTCCCGCTCTTCCGAGCCGGTGTGGACTGGATCACGGCAGCGGGCGTCGATGTAAGCTCCGGCCTGCTGGTTCGAAACACCGAGAGCCTGAACCACGAACGCGGCATGTTTGGTCATCGCTTCAGAGATGGCCTCTGTCCAGCTTTCCTCCTTCAGCGCAGCCAGGATCGCCTGCGTTTCCTTGCGCGCCACCCGCTCGGCTGCGGCGACAGCCAGCGCATTCAATCGCTCGGCGTTCTTTGGCGTCCCGGGTGGGGGTGGAGCAGGTTTGGCGGGTTCCGGCGCTGCCTTGCCGTCCTTCGCTGGGCCGTCAGAAGCAGGATCATCCCCATCCGGCTCATTTCCCGCTTCATCGACCGTTACCATGTTGACCATTTGCAGCGGTTGATCCATGCGCGGATCTTCACTCGGCTCTCGGTCTTCCATGATCCGGCCTTCATTGCGAGTCATGGTGCCGTTCATGATCGATGTGTTGATGTACGTTGCCCGTGCCAGCGAATCCCCGCGCGTGAGTTCCAGAACGTCGTAGCGCACGCCGATTTCGTCGTCGTCAGGATCGAGAAAGTCGAACTTGATCGCCTCTTCCCAGCAGCGCAAACGCTGACGTAGCTTCTTGGTGATGTAATCGATCGACTGCTGTTCAATGTTGGAAAACGTAGCGCGATCCAGGTCTCCAATCATGTGCGGCGGCACGTCGAACATCGTGCAGATCTCGCTCCGCGTGAATTTTTTCGTTTCGATGAACTGCGCATCAGCGTTGCTGATCACGGTGCCAGGGACATAGTCGACACCGTACTCCAACACCGCAACCTTGCCGCGGTTGGCACCTGACTGTGTTTCCTGCCACGTCTGCCTGAACAACTCCCGCTGCTCGCGGTCTTTGAAGTTCGTCGGGTGCTTCAGAATGCCGCTAGTCGGCGAAGCATCGTTATCGAAGTACCGCACGCCGTAGTCCTGTGCGGACAGACCGGTCGAGAGCATCTTGCGTGCTAGTGCGATTGGATTCAGTCCAAGGATGCCGTCCGATGACATGCCTTTGACGTGGAACAGTTCGGAGCGCGCCAGAGGCGTATCCTGACCGCTGCGGTTCTTGACGCGAAACCGCCAATTTGGAGCATTGACGGAGTCATTCAGAATTTCTACCGTCACTCGATCCGGATGGATGGGGTGCAAAGCCCGCACCTCGCCACGCGAGCCTTCCTCAATATACGCAAAGGCGTTGCCCCGCAGCTCAAGATGTCGGTGCATCATTTGCATGAACTGCATCGGATTCTGGTAGTCGTTCGGGCGCTTCGCGAACAGCCGATATACCCAGTGGTCACGTATCTGCTGCTTACCGCCGTTTGACTTCAAGCGGTACATTTGAAACGGGAGCGTCGATACGTGATCCACGTGCACCTTGACGCAACCATACACGGCGGCCAGAGTCTCTGCCACTTCAGGCGATACATTGCCGCCAATACGAGCGGGAACCGGAGAAAACCAGTAATCGCCGAAGGCTGAGCGGTCGCCACTGTCGGCTTTCGGTTTCGAGAAAAACATTTAAGCCTTCCGGCTCGCCGTGCGAGCACCGAATACCGCCAAGCCAATCACGAGCGAACCTACGGTAACAAGTGCCGCCGGCACATTTACCATGGCGACGCCGCCACCGATCAGGCCGAGGCCTACCAGCATCGAAATGTTATAAACGGTCGGGTTCATACGGTCATAAGTTGGTAGTCGCTCGGCATCCCGCCACCCTCGTGTAGCATCGCGCGGCCAATAGCCATGATCAGGGCCACGGCACCATCAATTTTGTTGTCGTCGCCCTGCTTGATCGGCCTGACCACGTCGTTATTGCCGGGCAGGTACTTGCCGATCACGTTTGACACGCACCAGGTCATGATCGGGTTGCCGTCGTGATGAAACCGTCCACCGGCTATTGCCGACTCGAGCTCCTTCATCGGGTCGCTCATGTTGGTGTAGTTCTGGGTCACCACGACCGGATTTAGGCCCTCGTCGCCAAGCTGGTGCGATAGGCCAGTTGCGCCGTGCGGGTCGATCGCGCTGTTTTCGACCGGCGCTAGCCTATTGGCGTCGATCGCCGCAGCTAGGATCTCGCGGTAGTCAACCTCAGCGCCGTCGGTTTCGTCCAGCAGACCTTTGTTCACCCAGGCCTGGAATCGTTCAGCCATTCGCTTGTTGTCGGTGTTCTGTACCGTGTCTTCCGGCACCCAGAACTTGGGACTGATGCTGTAGTAGTGCCGCTTGCCGTCGATCTCCCGGGTGAACACACGAGCCATGCTGTTCATGTCCAGCTTTCGCGCCAAGTCGAACCCGAGATTGCAAGGCTGGCCCTCGAACTGCTCCAGCGTGAGAGTCGCGTCCTCGCACTCGCGCCACTTCTCCAGGTTATAAAAGCCGGTCTTCGCAGACGTCCACACGTTCAGGTGCTTCGTTTTGAACGTGTTCGTGAACCGCGCGGTCCGGATCGCCTTCTGCTGCTGGCTCACCAGGTATTCCTGGTATACCGACACGCCAATGTTCGGGTTCGCCTTCGCCAGCACCGCTGGGTTCGTCCAGTCATCGCCTTCGTCGATCGTGAAGATCCACCCGAATAGCTCATCGTCGGGGACGGTCCCGTCCAGCATTTCGATGACCTGGCGGCGCTTGTCGTAGCACGGGCCCTCGATGTTCGCGCCCGCCGTCGTAATAATCAGCACCAGCGGCTGCCGACGCGCGCCCATGCCGGTCAGCATCGTCTCGTACAGGGCGGCCGAATCGTGCTCGTGATACTCGTCGATGATCGCGCATGAGGGTGATGCACCATCACCTGGGTTGCCGATCAGCGGCTCGAACCGGCTGCCGTCGGCCGGGATATTCATGTTCGATGCGTTGACCTCGATGCCTGCAGCCTCGACGAGCATCGGCGACCGCTTTACCATCAGGCGCGCGGGTCGGAACACCTCCCACGCTTGCTTTTCGGTCGTCGCGCCGGAATACACCTCGGCACCGAACTCGTTGTCGAGGACGAACATGCTCAGGCCGACACCGGCGGCGATGACCGATTTCCCGTTCTTTCGCGCTACCTCCCAGTAGCTCTCCCGGAAGCGCCGAAGGCCCGTGTCCTTCTTCTTCCAGCCGAATGTGCACGCCAGCCCGAATTTCTGCCAAGGTTCCAGGCTCACGAGTTGGCGTTTGAACGCCCATTCGCCCTTGGTATGCGGGAGAAGTTCGATCAACTGAAGCTTTTTCTCGGCCTCCGCGGCATCGAACTTGTACGGGTATGCCCTGGCGCGGCTTGCAGCCAGATCGTCCAGATGACGCTGGCAGGCGAGCTTCACCCAGCGGCAAGCCGGGATCCGGCCAGCGACGATGTCGCGAGCGTACTTCGTCGCCTGCTCGACACGCGGGTGCTTTTTCTCTTTAGGCATCGATCAACTCACCAAACGGGTTCTTGGGCTTCGCCCCGCCCCCGCCGGTAAGACGCTGCCGGCTTGCCGGATCCAAACCGAGCATCGAGCCGAAGGTGGCCATTTGCTTGACCGCCTCGTTTAGCGCAGTGAGCGCGGGATTTTTAATCGGACCGCCGTTCGCGCCCATCACGACAGGGCCGTGCTTTGCGACGTCGGCGGCGCACGTCCGCCAGGTTCCGTAGGCCGTGCAGAAGATTTCCACGTTGTGCAGGTCCGTGACCTGCAGGACTTTCTGCCCGAGGAGCAACGGGACGACGCGCTCCCACATGTCCCGGCCGGCGCCGGTGATCCATTCGGGCGGGTCGACGTTCGTCACCAGGCCGAAGTCAGGCTCCTCGTTGTTGAGTGCCCGCTTACCAGGGTTCCCAGCTGCGCGCTTGCGGGCGGTCGGCTTCGGCTTCCGGCCGCGCCCGGCGACCGTTGCGATTCCGCCCATGGGCTACCTTTAAACTTTTAATTTCGCGGGTCCAAAAAAAAGGCTGCATGGCCGGTCTTTTGGGCCGGCCCGCCCAAGGATTTGCCCCCCCATCCCCATGCGCGAATGGCCCAGGCGATGGCCATGCGGGCTCAGGCGGGACGATCTCCGCAGCGCCCTAGTGACGTTGAGCACTCGACACGCTGCGCGTACAGCGGCCCTCTGAATCGGTTTTGTGGGCATCGACCTACCACTCACCCCTGGCGATCCGCTCGCGCATGGCGATGACCTCTGAATACTGGGCGTGCAACTGCGCAACCTCTGCTTTCGCCTCATCCAAGCCGTCGACCTCAACCTTCAATCGAATGACGTCTTTGCGAGCGGGTGGTGTTGGCGGTGCTGTCGGCCTCGGGTAGGCAGGCGGCGGGTTGACATTCCCGCCTATCACCGGCAATAGAAAATAGCTGGCCGCGCCACTCCGATCCCATTCGATAGCGGGGCGGAGTTCACCACATCTCATGCATGCAGCCCGGGCAGCCACATCGCTCGTCGCGTACGCATGGCCCAGCAGGCAGCACTTGACGCGGTTCCAGTTCATTGCGTTCCTCGCTTATCCCACGGCTTGCGCGTACCGTTGCGTTCGCAGCTCTGCGCCACCGAGTCGTGACACGGCTTGCAAAGTGGTGCCCAGTTGCTGCTATTCCAAAACAGCGCACTCGCCTTGGCGATGCGCTGCTCGTCGCCGCTGTCGATCGCATCCTTAAGCTTGTGCGGCTCGATGTGGTCCACCACTTGCGCCGCCACGATGCGGCGATCAAGCTTGCAGTTCACACACAACGGATGCTTACGCAAGTAATACAGCCTGGCCTTCGCCCACTTGCTGTCGTACCCGCGCTCTGCAGCAGTGCCGCGCCGATCATCGTGCGCCTTTCTGGCCGCCTGCTTATGCTTGTCACAGTACCCCGGCAAATCGATCGGAAGGCCACAACCAGGGGCTCGGCATATTGACTTGGGGCGCCTAGGCATTACTCATCAGCTGCGCCCACGTTAGAGGGCCGCAGCCTCCATCGCGCCAATCGACGGCATCTTGCTGAACGCCGAACCGGAGGCATCAAGCAGTCCGTCGAGGTAGCGAACGCCAGCGCGGTACAGCGGAGAGTTCGCGGCCAACGCGGCCGTCGAGCCGTCGAACCAAGTCGCACCGTCCATCGCGGCATTCAGGCCGCCGTTGATGTTGATCGCCGTCGAGCTGATATCGCTGATAGCGCTGCCGTCGATCGCACGCGATACCGCATAGGCGCCCGCGATGCCGGTCGTGCCAACCGTAGATCCGCCGCTCCAGCCAGAGATCGCATTGCCCGCCACAAACTTCGTCGGCGCCTCGTTCGCAATGCGAATAGCCTCCATCCCGGTGACCTGGTACTGACGCCACAACGCATTGTTGTAGACGCGGATCGCCGACGACGTAGCCGTTTCAAACCAGTTGGAAATGCCAAGTTCCGGCCGGCTCGTCGTGCCGCGCTTGAGCTGGTTCACATCGATCAGGTGATTGATGTACGTGCAATGCGCAATGGTCACGTCGTTGCTGCCGGCGTGGCCCGCGTCCGTCGAGGTCGACAGAACGTTGCAGTCGAGCGCGATGTGGCCAATGATCATCACAGTCTTGGCGCTATTCGTTTGCGCCGCGACGTGGCACCGCTCCGAAATATTCGCGTAGGCAAGGTTGTTATTGCCGCCGAGGTCGAAGTAGTAAGCCGAGCCGTCGTAAGCAAACCCATACCCGCTTCGGCCATTGGTGTTCAGCTCAGTGGCAACGCCATTCCAGGCGTCGTACACGTAGTTGTGGTGCAGCTTTGCTGCGCCGAGGGAGGCCGCTGTGGTCTGGACGTAGAAGGCACCGCCGCCGGAATACTGGCGATTGCAGCCGACCACCGAATTGCTGTAGACGTTGTAGGCCAGCGTGCCAACCCCGGCGAGCTTCACGAGCCCCGCAGGAAGGTCCGTCCCCTTGTTGTTGTTGATCGTAAAGCTGTGCGCGGCGACCTCATTGCACTTCCAGAACAACAGTCCGGCGCGGTACAGCTCGCAATTCTTGATCACCAAGCCCGTGTGGACGTTCGCCCCGCTATTTGCGCCGACGCTGATCCAGATGCCGCAGGCGGTGTTCTGGAATTTGATGCCGTCGATGATCGTGTTGGATAGACCGGTCCATGCGGATTTAAATGCGCCGCGGCCAGTCAGGGAAATCATGACGCTGCCGTAATACGTGGTCGGGTCCGTGTTGCTCGGCGCGTAGACCCACACGTTCTGCACCGTGTTGTAGTCGGTCTTGTGCGTGAATTGCAGATCCGCGAACAGCGGGTAGCTCGACAGCGTCTTGTTGTTCGGGTCCTGCACCACGTCGATGCCGTGCAATTTCGACGGCCCGAAAAACACTGCCATAGTCGCGTCCGGATTCATGCCGGACTGAGTCGGCGACCATCGCCACGCATTCATCGTGGCATCCCACGTCCATTCGCTCGACGCAGGGTAATAGCCGTAGGTGATGGTTGGTTTGGTGCCCGTGTGGCCGGCCGCGTCGTACGAGGTAATCAGGATCGGGTTTCCGGAGCTGCCCACCCAGTTGTCCGCGTTGACCGCATTGTGCGCGGCTTGCGTCGCAACGATGTCCCACTGCGAATCGGACGCGAGCGCAATGATGGTGCCAGCGCCGTAGGTCTGCCCCGACAGGGCTGATAGGTTCTTCTTCGGCGCTGCACGCGTGCCGGCGTTCGTATCGTTGCCGCGATTGAAATCGACGTAGATTTCCGTGCCGCCGGTCGGGGTCGGCCCGAACGAGGACGGAAAGGTCGAGACGTTCAGCGCCTTGCGCGTCATCTTCCACAGATAGGGGAATTGTTTCGACGCGAGCACGTCAGCACCCGACGAACCGACCTCCCCAATAGGTACACGGCCGACGCCCGGAAGGTAGATGCCGGCGGCTCCAGCCGAACCACTCGACGCGCGCGCCAGCCCTAGGCGGAAGATATCCGATTGGCTAACCGTCATTGCTTCACCCAGCCGGATTCGGTCGTGTTGCGGCCAGACGTGTCGTAGCCGTATGTATTCATGAACAGGTTACCGTCGCGATCAGGCCCGCGCGTCTCCGTGGTCATGTTGCCAGAGGTATCAAACGTCCGCCCAGCCACAGGCAACGACTCGAGGCTGAAGAAGTACGTGCGGGTCGTGTCGTGGATGAGCAACACAGCACAAACGACCTCAGCAACCGTGTTATCGCCCATGTCACGCATGCGCTTTTGCTGACCGGTGTTGACGGTGATTTTTGAGTCGAGGCTCATTTGCTGCTCCGTGCTAAGTTTTGATTAGGCGCCATGGCTCCCGTGGCGTTACTCGCCCAGGTTGGCGCCAGGCTTCGAATGAAATATCTTCTTGAGCAGCTGCCCGACGTTTTCCGGCACCGTAGCTGCAACTTCGGACGCGAGCATTCCGGCGCTGCCGTAACCGAGCGCTCGCAGGATGCTCTTGGCCTCTTCGCAATCGGCCAAGTGTTCGGCGACCCGATTCAAGAGGTCGACGTCAAAGACCTTCGCTTCGCTTGCCCCTTCACCGAACACGGCATGGAGGATCACGGATCGGTAGATTCTTGCGTTGGCGTTCATGCGCTCGTCCTGATGATCGCCGGGAACGTTCCTATGCGCTCAACCAGCATCTCGCCAGGCTCTAGGCGCGGCACAAGATGCGACACAGCTGGCCGGCCGGTGTGGTCGTATAGCAAAACCTCGACCTGACCTGGCCGCGATACAACCCTGCCATCGACCTCGACGCTCAGCATCGGAGGATTGCGCATCGCACACCTCAGAAATAAAAAAGCCGTCGGCGCATTTCTGCACTGGCGGCGAACTTCCACGACCCCATGTCGTGGTAGGAGACAGGTTGTGGCGACCGGGCACACCCGATCCGACGCATTGCTGCGCTTGACCACACGGCTGCAGCCGACTGGAGCGGTGCTCCGACCGCCTAGAACAGTAGGCCAGATGCATGCGTGTGGTGGCTGGCGTTTCACCAGCCCGGCGCTTATCCCGAAGTTACGCGCTCCAGCTCATTTCGGGAGCCGTATCCGGCCTGCGCGTCCACAGGCGACAAAGCGGGATGAATGCAGTCCATTCTGCACCGTTACCCACACGGCTGGCGGCTGGCCCAGGTACGAAGCGCCCAGCTCTCAGGGGGATTTCGCCATGCGTGTGGTGACTGGTTTCGCCCAGTCACTCGACCGACGCTTACGCGTTGGCGAACAGGTCGCGCATCTGCTGGACCAGCGGCGCGATGTTCGAACGGATCGTGTCCAGGGCGGCGCGCATGGTGTCCTCGACACCGTCTTCGACCTGTGCCAGCGCGGCGTCGATCTGATCCAGGATGGCCAGGTGCGGTTGGATCGCGGCCAGCTTTGCCTCGTCGGCTTGCAGCTTTGCGTTGGCAGCGTCCAGGGCTGCTTGTGCGTCAGTGACCGCCTGCTGATCGGCCACGATGTCGTCTTTGAGACCCATGATATTTCCTCGTGAAGTTGAAGACGCCCGCGAATCCGGGCTGTTTATTACCGGCGCCTGAACATGTTCATCGTCACCGCGTTGGCTTCGGCCTCGCGGCGAGTGCGGTGCACGTCGACGTCGGTGAAAGTGTTGCGATCGAACGTCTTCCAAAGGCCATTGCTCCAGCGCGCTTGGTAACGCATGTCCGTCCTCTCGATGAATTTATGCGGAGTACAGCGTTCCGCGACGATTCAGCGCGCCTTGGTCGGCGCTCGTCTGGTCTGGCCGGCGCCAGGGCATGTAAGGTGTTCTGAGACCCCCAGTGCGATCTGCAAAGTGGCCCAGAAACGAAAAAAGCCCGAACGTTTAACGGTTCGAGCTTTTTTCAGAGCGAGCGAAAGCCACCCTTGGCGGCTTGCACTACATGCGTTCCCCGGGACGGTGCCAAAACATGCTTGGCTAGTACGGCACCGGGAAAGAATTTAATTTGGTAATGATACTGCTGATCTGATTGGTTTACAACTACCCGATTGCATATATTGAACGACCGGTCACGCCCTTTCGCGGAGCTTGGCTTTCGCGACGCCGGCGTGCGCCTGCTCCAAAGCGACCAGTTCAGATACCATCTGTTCGGCCAGCTGGACTTCGTAGGCGCTAATCTTCAAGTCGGCGGCGCTGCCGAACGGCTGCTTGCGCGAACCGCAGCACGTCCTGCATTCATTGACGATCGCCTTTCCGTCAGCAATCCCAGTTCCGGCGCACGCCTTGCACACGTCGTCCAGGTAATGGGCCAGAGAATGCTCAGCCACGCGGCGATACATTGCCGGCGCCAGATGGCCGATCTTGGGCCAGTCTGCGGGCTTGATCCAGTTTCGATCAGCGCCCTTCCTCGCCACGATTTCGCACCACGCTGCCAGGAGTGAGCGGAATGCCGCCACCTCGCTTCCCTGCATCGCACAGATTTCGGCATTCGCCTTGAGCGCCTGGCGGCAGCCGGCCTGCTTGCCTTCATCCTTCGTGCGCAAGGCCTCTGCCAGCGCCTTCTCGACGCGCTCCCGCGACGCGATGGCGTGGGCCAGGGTCTGAGCGACGGTGCCAGCATATTTCACCCGATGGAGCAACGCGCCGATGTGTCTCGCGGACCGATCCGCGAGCGCAGCAGCCTGCAGCGGCTCTGCTTGGTGATGCCGTTCGTCATCCTGCAAGCTTGAGGCATTGACGGCGTGGATATAGCGGTCTGCGAATCCCATGGTGTTCCTCCTGGAAAGACAGACGCAGCGTACCACTCATCAATTTTTATTTCTCGCTGTCCGGACTTTTCCAAAGTGCAATTCCGCACCGTCAGCCTATCTCTATGCGCACCGAACCCGGCTTAGCTCCGTATTCGCGACGAATCGTTACAGGCTCGAACTGCACGTCGTTGATTTGCAACGCGTCTGCAACGCCGTCAAGCGCAGGCTTGCATGCGGCCAGCAGGTTGTCGCGGTCCCGCGCGCGCCGGTCAGGCTGGACAAACGTGATCGTCAGCGGTATGGCCTCGTCCTTCCGACGCTCGATGCCGTACCACGGCGTTTTCGATGCGGCGGCGCGCGTCAGGGCCCAAGCGCCGGTCCTGGCCGACTTGCGGAGCGCCGATGTCGATGCCCAGTGCATCCCCTTCGACTGGTTCGGGTTGAGGCGCTTGTCGGGAAATGGCAACACAACGACGATCATGGGGAAGCCTTTGTTATCGCGCTGCGCTTTCCTATGGGCTTGCGGCGGGATAGGATGGACTTGCGCTGCATGGTCAACGCGCCTTGCTGGGGTCGTTAGCGAGGCCGCGCCACTTGTTCTCTTGCCAATGCGAGACTGTGCCAGCTCCCTTTTTAGCAAGCCTGACAGAAGTGCCTCCGAAAGCTCCCCAATATTTTCCGTTCCAATACTGAAAGCCGGTAATGCCCTCGTCGTCCTTTGTTTCGTAGACGCCGGTAAGTTCAGGCTTCCGTTTTGGGCCAAACCATGCAGTCTTGTTCATCTGTCTCTTCCTCATCGTTGTTGTGCCGCCCGGTGGACGGGCGGGTAGTGCTGGTCAAGCTGCCGGATCGCGCAGGCAGTACTCGAACATGGCGCGCGCCTGGTCCGACGACAGCAGGTTGGTACCGACGGGCCAACCGTGAGGATGCGTCGGCGGCGTGAACGAAATGCCGGCGTCGGGCGCGAAGCCCTGGGGCAGCGGCCAGCCGAGGAAGCGATCCACTGCGGCCTTTACGTCCGAGGCGGGCGCTCGGTAGTGGCGAAAGATGTCGTGCGCCAGCGCGACTGCCTGTTCTCGGTTGAGGATCAGCGAGCTTGAGGCGTTTTCGCCGGCGCTGCGCACGGTCACGATGATGTCGCCCGGGATCGATACGCGCTCGCTGATGTTGATGTAGGCCGGGAGCGTTGCGCCCTGGTCGGTGTGTGCGTGGATCGTCATGCTGTATTTCCCTTTCAGGTTGTCGCCGCCGTGCCGGGCGGCTCGGTGCGCTCGCGCGCTGGTTTTAGGTCAGATGCCAGCGCCGGCCTTGTGGTACAGCTTCACAGCCAGGTTGCGGCTCCAGCGCTTACGATCGGCTTCCCGCGCTGCCTGGGCTGCTGCGCTCAACGGGCCACCGGTGGCGCGACGTTGGGCGCGGGTGGTGCCGCGGGCGATCTTCATTGCTTTCATCTTCACTCCTTGGGTTGGCGCTCTCGCGCGGAATTTTTTTGGTGCAGCCGCCTGTTCGGCAGCAGGTCTGTTTATGCGATGGTGCCGGGACTCGGCATCGGAACAAGGTTCCTGGCAGGCCGATCTACGGTCGGCGACACGATGAAGCTGGCGCGCCGCGTGGTGGACTTCTGCTCGCCGAAATAATCGTCCGCCCAGCGATCCAATGCGTAGGCTTCCAGGGCGTTTTCCGCGACCACGGTCAGGGTGCCGGTTTCGTCCAGAATGGCCTTCATGCTCCCGCCTCCTGGGCAGCCACCCTCTTGTCCCGCTGGATGATGTCGGTGCAGGCCTGGTGGCCGTGCGCGCAAGCGGCCGGCATGCCCTCAGGGAACGTCATAGAGCAGTCGGCGCATATCCAGCTGCATTCGCCTCGTGCTGCTCGCATTTCCCATTCGTGGGTGGCCTTGTCCATGGCTGAGATGGCTTCGTCAAAGCTGCCACCGCCAGCTTCAGCGATGAAGACGCCAATCACGATTGGCCTCCTGCGCCGGTGACGACCGCTCTGGTGCCTTTCCCGAGGCAGTGACGGCACTTCATTTTGGGCGTGGATATGCCCCAGCCAAGGACTTTTGCGCGGGTGGCAATTCCCGTCCCCCGGCAGGGCTCGCATCGAACAACTGAGCTTGCATTAGCGGTTCTCCCGGTCATGTTCATACCTTCTCCTGTGTCGTTGCCTGCTTCACAATCCACTGGTCCCGCCTTGCCATGTCCTTGGCCTTGGCGAACCGCGTGCATGCCTTGGTCCGCCACGGCAGGAACGGGTTTATCAGCGGCGTAAATGTGTTGTCGTACCCCATGCATCGGCCAAGGCCTACCGCAGCGTGCTCGCGGTAATCCTTCATCTTGAAGTGCTGGCATCGGGCGCAGATCTCGTTGTCTGAATCGCTCATGCGGCCTGCGCTCCGCTCAAAGGCGCTACGCCGGCGCGCGCATTGCCAGCCTTCGCGCTCATGACCTTCATCGCTTCGCGAAGCTCGTCTCGGCGCGCCTGGAGCTGTTCCGGGTCCAGCTGCACACCTTCGGCCGGTGCCGGAGGGATGTACGGAGCCGGTGCGACTGGTACCGGCGCCGCCGCGTCACCCGGCGGGGTATCATCTCGCCCAAGCGCGGCACGGATGCGTGCGGCGAAGTCCTTCGGGTATTCCCCCGGCCGAGGCGTCAGCGGCGGCGTGAGCATCGCGCCGGCCTTCTCCAGGCCCTCCTTCGACTCCCACCAGCCCTGCGGCAGCTTCGGCGGCGGAGGCGTGTAAGGCCGCACCTCGTCGAGCCAGCGACCGCCGTTGAGCCAGGTGGCCGCCCTCGGGATGTACTGCCCACCATCGCGCAGCCAGTCGGCGCCGCCCTTCTGCGCCTCGATCGCGGCCAGGAGCGTGGCCAGCATGTCGGCTTCCGGATCGTGGGCGTTCAGCTTGGCCCAGTTCTTCTCGACCTTGATCCACGCCTTTTGCGCATCCTGCTTGCCAGCATTCCACGGGTAGGCGGCCCAGAATTGGTCGAAGGGCTTCACCTCCTCCACCACGTCGCCGCCATCGCCAGATGGCGAAGTGGGTTTAGGTTTTGATACTTCTCCTTCTCCTGCTACTGCTCCTGATTTCGAAACGGTTTGTGGAACCGTTGTCGGAACCGTTTGTGTAACGGTTTGCGGAACGGTTATTAATGGCGTCGTTGGAACCGTTGGCGAGGGATCTCGCGCGGGCTTCACCTCCAGTTGCATAACCGGTCCGCACTGCTCAACAAAGTCACCCAGCCATGTGCAGGCCCTCGGGATCATGTCAGCAACCTTCCTGGCCGCAGTCCGCTGATTCGGATTGTCAAGCGAGTTCCACGTGAAATGGTTGATCACCCATACCCACTTGGTAACCTCGCAACGCAGGGCAAACCCGTTCTGCGCCAATGCGGCAAACCCCGCCTGCACGCGCGCACCATCCCATTGCAGGTCGTCGCAGGCATACCCGTCCGGCAGCCTGAAGACGCCAGCGATCGTCCCGTGGGGCGAGGTGAGGAGGTACATCGCCAGCGTGCGTGCATCCTCGGACATCCCGCGCGTGGTGTCGCTTGTCCAGAATGACGTGTGTACTTTTCCGAAGTCACGCATTGGCACCGCCTGCGATATTCGCGTACCGCTTCGCCAGGAAGACCTGGCCGGCGCCAGTTACCATCGTGGTAAAGGTTGCGTGGGTGACTCCCTTGGTGTCGGTGTACGGCTGCTGCTCGATCACCGTGAAATAGCCGCGGTCGATGTACTTCTGATATGGCAGGTTGTTGTCGAGCAGGATGCCGTCGGCGCGCAGGCGCTTGAAGAACTTATTCCGGCCAATCGAGAGCGCCTTGCCTATTTTCTCGATGTGGCACGCCCCGTCGATCGCGCGCACAGCCTCAGCAAATGCAACCTTCGGTGCATCAGCAGCGACCTTGCTTTCCAAGGCGGCGCGCGCTTCGTACTGAGCTGCCCATGCCCGTGCCGCCTCAGCCGGGTTGGAGAAATCAGGGAGCGCAGCAGCCGGCCGGGTTTCCAGCTCAATCCACCGGTCGATAATCCTGGCGCGCAGCACAGCGCTGTACCCCGAAACCACGATAAGACAATCTCGCTTCGTCAGATCGTAGACCATCGTGGGCCGGCCGCCACCATCCGGTGTATGCAGCCGGGCAGTATTACGACCAAGTCGTAAAACTCCCTCATTGATCAGACGCTCGATCGTCGCGACGACGTCGTTGTGGCGAGCCTCGCAGATGTCGGCGATCTCGCGGCTCGACATCGTGGCCTCGCTGGTGCCCACTGTGTGCAGTGTCAGCATGCTTCCCATTTCATTCTCCTATAGTCCCAGCGCCGAAAACACGTTCTGCGGCTTGGTTCGTGTGCGGCGGCGCAATGCAGCCAGGCGGCGCAGCTTGTTCAGGCGCTCGTGCTTCTCAGGGTTTGCCTTGATCTCTTGGAAGCGCTCCGCAGTAGTCATGCGCGGGCGCGGGGCGTCGAGCTGGCTTCCGGCCGCGAATACCTGCGTCAACGATCCTCGACCGTTTGGGCGCCGCCATTCCTTGACGTAGATTCGCCGCGGCGTCTCGGCGCGCAAGATCGTCAGGTACTTCCTCACGTACGCCTGCGAACAGCGAAGCGCCTCGGTAAGCTCGTCGATCGACTGCGGTTGGGCCAGGGCGTCAATCAACGCTTTGCAGCTGACCTCACGCATGTCCACTTTCCTTTTCGGCACGGCGCGCAACGGCTCGAACGGGACGTCGGGTTCGTCGCCCAAGCCAAACAGCCGGAAGGCACGCCCACCAGTCCGCCTCCAGCCGCACACGTGGATTTGACGCGGTGCCGCCATCAAGCGCTTCACGGTGTTGTGCACCGTCGATGTGGATACTGCGAGGCGATGCGCCAAGTCGGCATTGGTCATCGGGGCCGACTTGAGCAAATCAAGGACGCCGGCCATCACTCGAGCCGCGCGCGGGTCCACCCAGTCGCCGCGTTGAGGTCTCATACAACCTCCTCGAACAAGTCGCGTTGCGGCGCCGGCACTCCGGCAGCTTCGCGCGCCGCCATGACCGCCGACCACTCGTGATCGATCCGAGCGCGGGCGATTTCCACGTACTCCGGCGTCATGTCGATTCCAATGAAGCGGAAACCCTCACGCATGCACGCCTTGCCCGTACTGCCGCTGCCCATGAATGGGTCCAGTACCAGGCCGCCGGGCGGCGTCACCAGGCGCACAAGGTAGGCCATCAGCTCCGTCGGCTTTACGGTCGGGTGCATGTTGTCGGCATCGCGGTCTTCCTTGCTGGCCTTGGCGCAGTAGAAGAAGCGAGCGGCGCTGCGGCCCTCTTCGCGCCGTGGCTCGGCCGCGTGCCGGCGGTCCATCTTGCCGAAGCAGTTGGTCGCGCCCATCTTCGCGCTCGGCTCGTCGCCGGTCAGTGCACCCTGCCGGCCCTTTGCATCTGGGAAGGCATCGAGCACTACATCGCTGCCGTCGTGGATGAGGTTGGCCGGCCAGCGTCCGGTGTCGTTCGGCTGCCAACCGGCCGCGCGCTTGTGCATGCGCCAGCCGTCGGCTGCAGAGGGGTTGCCAAATGGTTGCGCTTGCCCAGGAACCCGGCATGCATCGACATTCAGCGCGCCAGTACCGTACGCCAGCACGTTCGCCGCCACCGTGCCGACCAGCGGCTTGCGCGCCACGCAGATCGGCTCGTGCGCCGGCTTCAGCGCTGTGCCCCAGCCTTCCCAATGCTGCGCCTCGGGCGTCGCTGCCGCGGTGATCTCGGTTTCAACGGTGCCGCGGCGAGCGTCGCGGAACGCGTCCGTGCCAGCATTGCCCCATCCTGCGGCCTGGACCTGCGGCAATCGCATCGGTGCCGCTCCAATGACCCGGCGTTCGGCGCCGGCCTCCTTGTCGATCGCCTTGCTGACGTTCAGCGACTTCGGGAAACCGCTGCCGTAGACCCACATGATCTGGTCGCGGACCTCAAAACCCGCATCCTCGATCGCGCAGGTCATACGGTGATACGTCCGGGATCCGCTGAATGCCAGCAGGTGGCCACCAGGCTTCAGCACGCGCAGCGCCTCGCGAGCCCACACTTCGCACCATTCCTGGAACAGGTGGCCGGCGCGGTATTCGGGCGAGGTGCGCGAGGCGCGCCCGAATACGTTCTCGCGGCCAGCGTCGGCCAGATTCAGCGAGCGGCGGAAGCCGTCGGCGCCGTCCCACTCCTTGCCCATGAACTCAAGGCCGTAAGGCGGGTCGGTCACGATCGCGTCCACGCTATTGTCTTGGAACGTGCGCATCACCTCGATGCAATCGCCCAGGTGCAGTTCGAAGGGCTTCGCCTGCTCTGCATTTACGTCTCGCACGTGCGACCTCCTTGATAATTCAGCATCGCTATGCATTCGGCCAGGAGTTCTCGTTCTGTCCCGTAGCGCGCCTGGAACGTCGCCTTCCGGCCGTGCAGGCTGATGCGGCTGCGAATGTCGCTGTCGTCCTGCTGGTGGTGCGGCGGGCACAGAGGCAGCACCAGGAAGTGCGCGCCCGGCTTCGTTCGGCCGTCGATGTGGTGCAGGCTGATCTGTCGGTTCGTCCAGCCGTCTTTCAGGCAGGCGATGCACGGGAGCTCGCCCATGCGGTCCATGAAGCGCGCCTCGTCCGCGGTCGGCGGACGTCCTTTGAGCCCGCGCGACTTTATCGGCTTTGCCAGCTTAGGCGCCTTCGATACCCGCTTAAGCGGGGATGAAGATTTGGCCTGAACCGCGGCCACGCGAAGCACGCCGGCGCCGGCGGCCGGCGTCTTGAAGCCGGATCCGCGCGACATCGGCGTTTTTCGCTGCAATGGCTTGCCGGGTTTAAGCGGCACCTTACGCATCGCGCCCATCATTCGCCACCTCCAGCAATGCTCTTGAAGCCAAAGCCAACCGGACGCTCCGACCATTTCGGGATGTCCTGCCGGATCCCGCGCGAGTTCGGCATGTTCTTCTTGCTCAGCGACGGCCTATCAAGAAGGTTCACTTGGTTGCGCGGTCCGGCGACCTGGCCCATCGGCTTCGTCGCAGCCTCATAGGCCTTGTCTTCGTAAAACTCGATCGCGGTCGAGCTGCAGGCGATCTTCCCGTCCAAAGTCTCGATCAGCCAGCCGGCACGAATCGCACGCTGAAGAGCGTCTTCCCGGCGCAGCGGCGCGTGGGGAAACGGCACGGCGAGGAAAAGCCCTTCCTTGGAGACCGGGCCGTTCTTGAACAGGTATTCGCCCGCACGGTACGGCACCTCGGTCGGCGCCGGCCGGCGGATTCGGCGGAGATCACTCATGGGCGAGCCCTCCCAATCGTGTACAGCGGAACAGGGCAACCGGGGATGTGCGGCTCGCCCTCGGGCTGGCGGCAGACCACGCAGACCTGGGTGGTGTGAACGGTATAGGTCATACTGCCTCCATCACGCATTCGATGAAGACGCGCGCCGCTTCGGCGTTGATCGCGTTGCCGTAGGCGCGGAGGCGTCCCACTCTGGCGGGAGCGCCATGAGCCAAGGGGAAACTTGCAGCACCGGCTTTCGCCCGGCAGGCTTCACCCCAGCATTGCGCTGCGTGATGTGCCACGATCGATGACAGCTCTCGCACAGGGTCTGCAGGTTGTCCGGCGAGTTGTTCCTCCAGTTCTCGTCGCAGTGGTGCACGTGCAGCTTCTCCGTCGAACCGCAGGACTCGCAGCAGGATCCGAGATGCTTCTGCGCGCGAGCATGCCAGCGCGTCCGCGAATCGCCACCTTTGCTCTGTGAGTTGGCGCATGAAAGCGAGCAGTACTGCCGGCGACTGAACGCCTGAAAATCTTCCAGCCTCCCGCTCGCAAAGCGCTTGCGCTCGAAGGTCATCCCACACTCGGCGCAAGGCTTGGCCGATGTCCGCTTGATGTCGGAGCGACCAGTCATTTATGTCCCCTTCGATTTCTTCAACGGCGTTGGCGCGCACTCGTCCCAGGCTGGAGGAAGACCCATCAGCCATCTGCTGAAAGCCGGGTTCAACTGGCCGCCACTTTCCATCCCGGCAGCTGAGCCAGTCAGCATCTCGCCAGTAGCCGTTTGTCGGGCCGGCTGATCCATCCGGGCCAGCTTCGCATCGTTCCGCAGGCCGAAGCCCGCAGAGCTGCCCCGGTTCCCGCCGCCGTCCGCCGCTCGCGGTGTCGGCCATCCCGACAGAATTGCCTGGCGCCTCAGCTGGTCGGCCCGCAGGCCGAACACCGTGTTCGCTCCCTCCACTCTGGGCTTCACTTCGCCCGTGTCCCGCCAGTCGCGCGTGGTCGGCGTCGTCCAGCCTGCCAAGTGCCAGGACACCACATCCACTGTCTTGCGGCTGCTGTCGTTGTTCCCAGCCGCACTGTTTCCGTTCTGCGCTGGCGTGCCAGCCATCGGCGTGGGCCACCCAGTAGAGCCGATCTCGGATGTGCGGAGCACCGACGCCCGCAGACGGGAACGGGATCGCCCCGACCCTGTATCCCAGGCCTTCCAGGTCATCCTGTACAAGGTCGATCCAAGGATCTGCGTCTTTGCTCGCAACCTGCTCTCCAACGACGCCTGCAGGGCGGCACTCAGCGATGAGGTGGTGAAAGGCCGGCCAAAGGTGCCGCTCGTCAGCAAACCCAGCGCCTTTGCCTGCCGCGCTGAAAGGTTGGCACGGACAGGAACCGGTCCAAACAGGTCGATCATCTGGCCAGCCGGCGAGCTGAAGCGCGTAGGCCCAGACGCCGATACCGGCGAAGAAGTGGCAATGCCTGAAGCCCTTGAGGTCGGCGGGGTGTACATCTTCGATGCTCCTGGTGTCGACCTCCCCCGGCGGAATCACGCCGGCGGCGATCAGGTTCCGCAGCCAGTCAGCCGCGTATTCGTTGATCTCGTTGTAGTAGTCCGGCTCGGTCATGCACGGGCCTCGATGCCGGCCATGCCGAAGAAGTGGACCATCAGCGCGGTGTGTGACGGGATGCCGCGCAGGCGCCTCGGCCTGAAGTCGCCGTCGTCCTTCATGATGTGGATGTGTCGCGCCTGATCCAACTGGGGAGCTGCGGGTGCGTGGCGCTGGTTCGGCCGCGCGGGCTCCTTCGATGCGAGGTCAGCGAGGTAGGCCTGCACTTCTTCCGCGCTCATCGTCAGGCGATAGACCGGATGGCCGATGTGCCGCGGCGTGCTGTCGACGTACCGCACGATCGCGATCTTGTCGGCGAGGTCCGCGAGGTACTTCCTGACGCCGGACGGGCTGACTTCGAGCAGCTCGCCGATCTCGTCGCGCATCAACTGATGATCCTGCAAGGTCATCACCAGGCGGCGCAAGCGGTCGAGGCGCTCCTTCGTGTGGCGAGGGGTGACGTTGCGAGCCCGGGTCATGATTCGCGTCCGATCACTTCGCGCGCTGCCGCATCCAGGTCAGCATCGGTCAGGACGTGGCGGCGAACCTCGGTGACGTATAGAACATCGCCTGGCTTGAGCCATTGATGGGCGGTCGCAACCCGCGCGAGGGATACCGGCACCAAGTCCGGGCGGTCTTTCGACCAATGCTGCGCGAGAACGGTTGGATCAGACGCGACGCTCGCGTGCGCGGCGCCCACAACTTGTTGTGATAGCATTCGATTCTCCAAGGATGTTTGCATTTCGAAGCCCGATTGCCGTCGGGCTTTTTTTATTGCTGCTGCTCTGCGACCATCTGCCAGTACTTTTCCCAGTTCATCAGATGGCCAGGTTCGATCGGGAGCGGCGCCGGCGGCGCCTGTTCGTTGATGGGTTGATCCATCCGTTCCTCTTTTTTGATGTGCCGCAGCTACCGGGACGGCGGCGGCGTTATCGTGGTATTGGTGGGGAAGCGAGTCTGCCCAGCGAGCGCGCGAATTTCGGCCACCGGGATAGGCAAGCGCTCATGCATCCGAAGGATCAAGGTGTCGCTGAGCGAGAGGTTCGAGCGAGCCTTGGAGATCGCGCTAGGGCCAACACCCAGCCTGTGCGCAAGCGCCTTATCGCTGTTGAGGCCGAACCGCTTGCGTATCGCGTCGAATAGCTGGGGCACGTTGGTCATGTCTCGGATTCCCTGTTGTGTTTATGTTGGTGGCGGCATCCCCCGCCGCCTGGGTCCTGCCTACAGCGTTCACACCCGGGTGGCCGCGCCCTTTTGCATGGCTTCTTCGGCCCACCGGTTTTCGAGCTTCTCAACTGCCTCGGCCAGTTCGTGCTCGCTCTCAACGATGCGAGACTGGGCGATCTCGCGTGCTAGGCCGCGCGTTCCGCTCTTGGCCTTCTTGTCCCGGATGAACCTGCAGGCCTTCACGATCACCTTGGACTTGAGCGTTTCCGTGTCCATCCTGTCCATCCTGCCCCCCTCTTAAATCAGTCGATCGGTGCTGCGCGGACAATGCGGAAGCCGTTAAACCAGCATCCGTTCGCACGTACGGCCGCGGCGTCCCGGCGCTGCACGCGGCGCGCGCGTGACACTGGGTAGGCCCGTTTTGGGCATATGCGGCTGACCCTTGCGGCGGATACGATGTGCAGGTTCGCGTTGCGTGATCGACGTCGACAGCTGGTGCAGGCCCAGGCAAATCGCCGAACTCATCGACAGGCCAATCGGCGCGAAAACCGCCTTCAGATCGAGGTACGCGTCCGGGGTCAAATAGCCCTTGACGGGGATGGTTTTGGTGCTCGCGGTGCTCATGGTTTTCTCCTAGTGGTGCGGACTACAGGATGGTTTTGTGCTTCCGTTGCTTAATGGTTTCTGCCTGATGGCAACGATTTGCAGATCAAAAAACCGCTTGGTAGCGGGTGGCTCAGTTATGGGGCGGGTGGTTCAAGTCGTGCTAGATTGCTATTCCCCAACAACAATCTTTACGAAAGGAGCCACCCATGGCTTTGCAAAAAACGCCGCAATACACAGCTGCGCTCGAACTTCTCAAAATTGGCATGACTAACGGGACGATCAAGCTGCACGGGAGTACGAACTCAAATACAGCAGTTCAGGACGCACGATGCGATGCCGCTTACGTGATCACCCTACTGGAGGAACTTTCGGCGCAGCTTCCCGCTGATTAATGGCTTCCATGTATGCCGCCCGGCCAGCCGCATAGGCCTTGGCGGCTTCGACAGCGGCCTCATCGATCTTTTCGCGACGCTCGCGTGCCGCGAGAATGGTCTGGATCATCAACTGGTCGAGTGCTTCAATCATGGTCTTTCCTGTCTAGCTGTAGTGGGGTTATTGGGGCTGGGACTCTGTGTCGGTTTTGCGGCGGCGCTTCAGGCTGAGAGGTTGCGCAAGGTCGGTCGACCACACATCAGGACGCAACTCTTCGAGGGACAGCCTTGGCTCGGCCGTCACAAGTCGCTTGCAGAGGCCGGTAGAGGGGCGGCGGTGGCCACCAGCTATCAAGTAGAAGTAACCGACCGAGCTTTTCACCTCTGCCGCAAGATGTTCGCGCTCAGCGTCAGACGCCTGTTTGAGGAAAGTTTTCATGTCCATGCGTGTGACTTTACCAAAAAGATAAAGCAAGCGCAAGCAGATTTATCTTTTTGGTTGTTTATCCGAATGATAAATTTGTGGATGATGCCGGAATGACTAGGGAAGAAACGCGCAGGGAGAACGCCCGGAAACTTGCGTCTGGCAAGGGCGGAAAGACTGAGTTCGCTCGGCTTGTAGCCATGGAACCATCTCAGGTAAGCCAGCTGATAGGCCCCAAGCCTACGAAGAACATTGGAAATTCGATTGCTCGCCGCATCGAGCGCGCGTATCAGTTACCAGAGGGATGGATTGATGTCTCTCACCCAGAATTTGGGATGCAGAGTGACGACGAGGATGCTTTAACAAGTGGCAGCGGGCTCATCCCTGATGAAGCCTCGCCTGCACAAGTGTCTACTCATGCGCCACTCCTTAAGGGAGCTGCTGACGCTGAGCGGAGCGCGGGGGCGGAGGCTGTTGCAGAAAGGCGTGTAGAAGAGGTCGAGTCCGCCCTGATTCGCATCGCCATGCTTGTTGAGACGTATCGACTAGCCAGCCCCACCGATCGACACCGGCTTGACCGATTCGCGGAGGGAATTCGGCGTCGGACGGGTGCAGTCGATAAGGCAGAGCCTAGCGCGTCTTGACGCTTGGACACGCTCATACTCACATTCCAGGACGCCGAGAACAACATCCCGGCCCTCATCGTCAATTACATCGAACATCCTGTTCCACCTGTCTCGTGGCGTCATCATGTGTCTCGTAAACTATGTGTTTGAAAAACTACTGTACACCCATACAGCAGTAAACGCTAGGGTTCGGTCATGTTTAGTTACTACGGGTAAACAACTATAACTTCCAAACAAGAATTTATGTTGTGTGAATATGCACAGGAAATGGAATATTTCGGTACGAGTTTTGGTGCGTAACACTTTCTCACAGTGGCGAGCAGAAGCGCGCCAGTGAGTCGTGTAACAAATCGTTGTGTTGTTTTTTTGTGGCTTCATGTCTAAAGCCACATTGGCTGTGGACATTTCTTGATGCGCAACAATCGCGCGCATGGAAAAGAAGACGCCGAAGCCCAAGAGCCCAACCACAACCGTTCGCCTGCCGATACCGTTGCACGAGGAAATTAAACAAGCTGCTGCGAAAAATGTTCACTCAATGAACGACGAGATCATCCTCAGACTTCGCCTCCAGCCAATCGAGGCGCGGCTGGCCGCACTTGAGCAGCAAACTGCTGATCTGAAGCGGATGTTGCAGCAACTGATCGACCGACAGAGTTGATGGCGCTACGGCACGCCTGGATGCCGAACTAGGGGATGGGATGAAAATAATCATAGGGTTGCTAATTGCCTCCCTAGTCTCTGGTTGCGCTACAAGCGCCGCTGATCGCCGGATGAACGAGTCTGGCGATAACGATCACGAAACCCTCAAGAAGGTAGGTGTCGGGCTTGCGCTTCTAGCAGTTGGGGCTGCTGCGTACTACGGCGCAAAGAGCCACGGCGGGGGCGCTGGCTATGCCGCTCCCGCTCAAGATATCGATTGGGATTGGGATGAGTTCTATGGGCCAGATGGACAGCTTGTTTGGGCCTGCAGGGGCATCCAGACAGCCCAGTTCGCAGAGCAATGGCGCTGCGCCGGGAAGTTGCAAACTGACTACCGCTGGCCTGGTAAGTAAGAACAACCCCCGCCCTTGCTGGGGCGGGATGCGAATGCAGTAAATTTTTTATTATCGCAACGGAGTCTTAGTGACGTTATTCGCTATACGTAGCCCGCGAGATGACAACGCGCTTGT